CAACCATTTAAACGAGTATTTCTCGTCTCCAGGCACCAACTTCGGTGCCAAAGCTAGCTCACGGGTTTAGTGTGAGTCAGCGCCGATCCCGACCCATGACCCGAAGGTCGTAAGTCGGCCTACTTGGTAAACACCTCTGCCCCTCACGGGGCTAAGGGATTGTTCGACGGACGTGTCGAGGGCTGCAAGCAGCCCCCTTGTGTCCTTCGCATAATCATGTTTACTCGTTCGGTACTTCACTGCCTTGGTGGTGAAGCCGTCGTATCCTCTGCCTGCTTTAATCAACGAGGGGCAAGCAACATCGAACGGAACTATAAAGCCAACGTCTCCATACCCATCGGGTATAAGACAGCGGCCCAGTTCTCGTCCGGCGTGCTTGCGTATCTTCGTTGCGACCTTTTCGAGGTCAGGAAGCAGCAGTCGATGTGCCATTCGACGAATATCATTGTGCGCCTTAAAGCCGAAGGTTGGACTTAGGTCCTTCCAGAAAGCCGGGCGCACATTTATTCCGTTGAAGTAGTCATGACCGCATGATTCGTAGAACGAACCTGACAGAAAGGACTTTTCCCTGTTAACCGTGAACCCACAATATTCCGCCAGCGTGATAAAGCGCTGTGCGAAACACTGTGGCAGAATAACATCGTCTCCATAAACGGAGACAACCTCTGTGAAGAAAGGATTTCCCTTCCAACAAGAAGCTCGAGCCAAAGCATAAAATATAATGCTTTCTAACTCGAATGTATAGCCGTTCCCCATCGAACTGTGTTTATGAAACACAGCCTCATCGCCATTTATCAGATAGCGATGCGACCTCACACGATCCAAAAGATCGCACCAAGTCGGGGGCAGTAACAGTTCTACGATTGCTCGTGAAACTGTGTCTGAGGCTGAGGAAAAGTCTATGGTGCAAAGTCCGCATGATTGCGCGACCTTAGCCAAAAACCTATTCCTCTCTTGACCGACGTTTAAGTCGATCCACGGACGGAAACGCTTCCGCATATGCGCGCCTATACCCAATTGGGCATAGATGTTCAAATGCGGCTCAATCCCGATCGTTCGATCAGTCTTGGCGTCCTTAGGGACGAACGATATAGACGAACCAGAGATCAATTGCACGTTCTCCACGGTTTTACACCATGTTGGACCTGCAATGTCACGCCAGTAACTATATAGCTCGGGCGTCACGTGTATTTCACGTGAGTATTTGCGGGGGGTCGTGATCTCACCTTTAACCAAGCTGGTGGATCCCGGACCAAAACGAAAATCTAGCTCCTCTGGAACGGGACCGAGAATTTGATAAACTATTTGCTGGGCCTTCATCAGGCTACCAAGCAAGTCGTCTACATTCTCAGTTTCGTTCAATGAACCCGCAATTAAGGGGTCATGTAGGAGAGGCCAGATTCGCGCGTTGGTCAACTCGCACTGCTTTTCTGCATCCAGAAACTTTTTCAGAGCCGCCTGCCGGCGGTCGATAGAGGTTTCCAGAAAGGCGCTTTTTCTCAATAAGCTCACGACCTGATAGTCGCGAGCGAATGAAAGCGCATCACCATAGTCTTTAGGAGATATAGAGGCATTGACAGCCTCCTCAAACCTAGCACCCGCAATCATACACTTCGCGGCTTTCGCCACTGGTGTACCGATCACATCGAAGACGTCCTCGGCCACCTGTAAGGTAGCGTCGAGGCTTAACCATGACTGGTTAGGTTTCATTGTGATTGACATAACAACTTTCAGAAAAGGAGAAGAACCAACTGGTTACGCGTAATTGAATAAATTACGCAAAAACCAACAGAGCAGCAACCAAGCCTGCA